TTCACCAGATGCAGCTGATGCGCTCGCAGTTACTTTTGCCTTTCCCGTTGCACACAGGGAATACAAGGAGCCTGCGATTAGGCGAGCTTCTTCTCAGAGTGCAGCTCTAACTGGCTGGATGGGCGCATGAAAAAGAACGTATCTCTTAGCGTTGGTCGAGGCGAAAAACTGCCAGTTTCCAAGGGCGCTGGTTTGACCGCCAAAGGCCGCGAAAAGTACAACCGAGAAACAGGTTCTAACCTTAAACCGCCAGCACCCAACCCTAAGACCAAGGCAGACGAAGGCCGCAAGGCTTCATTTTGTGCAAGAATGGGCGCTGTAGCTGCTAACGCCAAAGATGGTGAACGCGCTAAAGCTGCCCTTAAAAGATGGAAGTGTTAATCATGGCTACTAAACCTGGACTTTACGCAGATATCCACGCCAAGCAAGCCCGTATTGCAGCTGGTTCTAAAGAGAAGATGAACAAGCCTGGTAGCAAGAACGCACCAACGGCCAAAGACTTCAAAGACTCGGCCAAGACGGCCAAGAAGAAATAACATGCCACTCGTTAAGTCAAAATCTTCTGAAGCATTTCGCAAGAACATTAAAGCAGAAGTTGCTGCTGGTAAGCCTATAAAGCAGGCCGTGGCGATTGCGTATTCTGTTAAACGTGAAGCTGCTAAACCAGTTCCAAAAGGTAAAAAATAATGGCAGATTACACAGGCATCGCCGCAGCCGGTGCTGTGGCCAACGGTGGCAAGGAAAAGGACTCGACATCTAATGTTTTGGCGACTGCTCGCTCGCGCTTGGATATGGCCATTGGTGCATTGTCTGAATCCCGTGAAGATGAGATTGACGACCTGAAGTTTTACGCTGGCTCACCCGACAACCGCTGGCAGTGGCCAGCCGATGTGCTTGCAACCCGTGGCGCTGTGCAAGGCCAAACGATTAACGCAAGACCCTGTTTGACCGTTAACAAGTTGCCCCAGCACGTAAGACAGGTGACCAATGACCAAAGACAAAACCGCCCAAGTGGCAAAGTTATTCCAGCCGACGACCATGCAGACATTGAAGTTGCAGAAATCTTCAATGGAATGGTCAGACACATTGAGTACATATCAGACGCCGACGTTGCTTACGACACGGCCTGTGAAAACCAAGTCTCCTACGGCGAAGGTTACATTCGGATCCTGACCGAATACTGCGACGAAAACACATTCGACCAAGATCTTAAAATTGGCCGTGTACGCAATAGCTTTTCGGTGTACATGGACCCAACGATCCAAGACCCGACCGGCGCAGACGCCAAATGGTGCTTTGTTACTGAAGACATTACCAAAGACGAATACCAGCGGATGTATCCCGACTCCGCACCCATCACCACCTTGCAAACGCTGGGTGTGGGCGACCAAAATTTGAGCCAGTGGCTCATGGAAGACACCATCCGCGTTGCTGACTACTATTACTTAGATTACGACAGAGCAACGCTTAACCTGTACCCTGGGAACATGACCGCATTTGACGGCACTCCAGAGGACAAACAACTGAAAGCAATGTATGGAAAACCTAAAAAATCTCGTGAATCTGATCGTGTCAAAGTTAAATACTGCAAGATCAACGGTTATGAAATTCTTGAAGAACGCGATTGGGCGGGGAAATACATCCCCGTAGTTCGCATTGTTGGCAACGAATTTGAGGTTGATGGCCGTTTGTATGTGTCTGGCTTGGTGCGAAACGCCAAGGATGCCCAGCGCATGTACAACTACTGGGTGAGCCAAGAAGCAGAGATGCTGGCCTTGGCACCCAAAGCACCATTTATTGGTTACGGTGGCCAGTTTGAAGGCTATGAAAACCAGTGGAAGACCGCCAACACGACCAACTGGCCGTATTTGGAAGTTAATCCAGACGTGACCGACGGCCAAGGTGCCGTGCTGCCATTACCCCAGCGGGCGCAGCCTCCAATGGCTTCTAGCGGCCTCTTACAGGCCAAGGCTGGCGCGTCTGAGGACATCAAAGCGTCTACTGGCCAATACAACGCATCTTTGGGAATGGGAAGCAATGAGCGCAGCGGCAGAGCCATTTTGGCTCGCCAACGCGAGGGTGACGTGGGCACTTACCACTATGGCGACAACCTAGCCCGCGGTGTACGTCACATTGTGCGCCAGCTGGTGGACTTGATCCCCAAGATTTACGACACCCAACGCGTGGCTCGCATTATTGGTTTGGATGGCGAAACCAAGATGGTCAAGCTCAATCCGGATCAACCCGAACCGGTTCGCAAGATCACCGATCCCAACAATCCTGACATAGTCATCGACAAGATCTACAACCCCAACGTCGGCAAGTACGACGTGGTGGTTTCGACCGGACCAGGCTATGCAACCAAGCGCCAAGAAGCCTTAGAAGCAATGGCCCAGCTGTTGCAGGGCAACCCTAATTTGTGGGCTGTGGCCGGTGACTTGTTTGTGAAGAACATGGATTGGCCTGGTGCCCAAGAGATGGCCAAACGGTTTGCCAAGACCATTGATCCCAAGCTTATGACTGAAGACGACAAGCCACCAGCGTTGCAGGCAGCGGAACAGCAAATGCAGGCTATGGGTCAAGAGCTTGATCAATTGCATCAAATGCTTATGAATGTTGGCAAATCCATCGAAGCGCAAGACATGCAGCGCAAAGATTTTGAAGCTGAAGTAAAGATGTATGAAGCCGAAACCAAGCGAATTGCTGCAGTGCAAGCAGGAATGACAGAGCAACAAATCCAAGATATTGCGATGGGCGTGGTTGCTGCGGCGATGGAATCGCAAAATATGGTCAATGAGATGCCAGGCCGTGAGCAATATGAGATGATGCCCGAAGAAGAAATGATGCCAGAAGGCGGCGGTATGCCACCTGAAATGATGCCGCCTATGGGTGGTATGCCACCACAAGAAGGCGAGATGATGCCACCTGAACAACAAATGGGAATGCCACAATGAAAGCTGCTGATTTTTTAGGCTTGCTGTTTTTGGCAAGAGATGTAGCGCACAGCGTTCATTTGAACACTCGCAGCTTTAGCAAGCACAAAGCGCTTAATATTTTCTACGACCGCATTGTTGGTGCGGCTGATGATTTTGCTGAAGCCTACCAAGGACGTCACGGTTTGATCGGCCCAATCACTTTGCATTCGGCAACCAAGACTTCCAACATCACTGAGTTTTTAGAAAGCTCGTTGGCTGAGATTGAAGAAGCTCGGTATAAGGTTGCAGATAAGTCAGATTCCTCATTGCAACAGTTAATAGATAATATTGTTGAAATCTATCTTCGCACTTTGTATAAATTGAAATACTTGGCATAAGGACACATCATGGCAAATTTTGCACAAATCACAGCGAGCGCCAACATCAAGCCTATGGCGGGCAAGCTCAAAGGTATTTTTGTCAGCGCGGCTTCCTCCACGCCGACCATCACGGTTTATGACTCTGCTGCCGCGACCACCACTCGGACTGTTCTGAGCGTGTTCACCCCCGCCGCTGCCACATCGTATGTGCTTCCTCTTGAAGGCATTTACGTCAACAGTGGCATTTACGTGGTAATTTCGGGTACAGTGTCGGCAACGATCATTTTCGAGTAATCAAAACCCGTACTGGTGCGGATCACCAGGGGATCTTAGGATTCAAAAATGACTGAAGAAGTCCAACAACCCTTAGCGGAAGTAGACTCCGCGCCCGCAGCAGAAGTGACGGCCACTCCTGAAGCAAATGTAAATGCGCCGGAAGTCGCTGATGAAGCAAAAGAATCGAGGGTTTTTACCCAAGAAGAGCTTGATGCAGCAATTGGCAAAAGGCTTGCAAGAGAACAACGCAAGTGGGAAAGAGAGCAGACTCAACGTCAAGCGGAAGCCCAAACGCTGAGAGCGCCAGCAAGTATCCCGTCAGTCGATCAGTTTGAAAGCACTGAAGCCTATGCAGACGCATTGGCCTATCAGAAAGCCGAACAACTGCTTGCCCAGCGAGAACAAGCAAGGCAGCAATCTGCAATCATTGAGTCTTATCACGAACGCGAAGAAGAAGCTCGGTCTAAGTATGATGACTTTGAACAAGTTGCGTACAACCCAAAACTTCCAATCACAGACGTGATGGCTGAGTCGATCCGAGCCTCGGACATAGGCCCTGAAGTAGCTTACTACCTCGGTGCCAACCCCAAGGAAGCAGATCGAATTTCTCGTCTTTCGCCTATCGTGCAAGCCAAAGAAATTGGGAAGATTGAGGCCAAAATGGCCAACGATCCTCCTGTGAAACGAACCACGTCTGCGCCAGCACCTATTTCGCCTGTTACGGCTCGCTCCTCTGGGGGCCCAGCTTATGACACTACAGATCCACGGTCTACCAAGACCATGACCGATTCGCAGTGGATTGAAGCTGAAAGAGCAAGGCAGATGAAAAAGTGGCAAGCCAACCGCTAAACAATTTTTAAAGGATTTTTTCCATGTCTAATAGTATCTTAACGATCGACATGATCACCCGCAAAGCTCTTGAGATTCTTGAGAACAACCTGGTGCTCACCCGTAACGTGAACCGTCAGTACGACGACAGCTTTGCTGTTGAAGGTGCCAAGATTGGTTCTACACTGCGTATCCGTTTACCCGACCGCGCTTTGGTAACTGACGGTGCCGCCCTGCAAGTTCAGGACGACAACGAACAGTTCACCACTTTGACTGTTGCTTCACAAAAGCACATTGGCGTGAACTTCACATCTGCTGAATTGACCATGCAATTGGACGACTTCGCAGAACGTGTTCTGAAGCCTCGTATCAGCCAATTGGCCTCCAGCATTGATGCTGACGTTGCCAATGCTTACAAAACCATCGGTAACTCCGTTGGCACCCCTGGCACCACTCCTTCTACTTCTTTGGTCTTGTTGCAAGCCCAGCAGAAGCTGAACGAAAACGCTGCCGTGATGTCACCACGTTACGCTACCGTCAACCCCGCGGCTAACGCTGGTTTGGTTGAAGGCATGAAAGGTTTGTTCAATCCCACCGACACCATCAGCAAGCAGTTCAAGAACGGCATGATGGGCACTGGCGTGTTGGGCTTTGACGAGATCAACATGTCTCA